CGCTCTGCCAAATGGCACCAACTTCTCCCCGAACGTGTCCATGTCGTTCTCTCCTGTAAAGAAGCCCACGACACCGCCACTGTTGGGAACAGTATTTGCCAATTCGATTAACGCCTTTCCCGCCGTAGCGGATTCCACGATCACATTTGCATCCAGACCTTTTACAGCCTGTGAGAACAGCATCATTGCCTCGCCGAACGGTACAAGCTGCTCACCAAACGCATCCATGTCATTTTCACCGGCAAAGAAACCTACCACGCCTCCGGAATTCGGAATTGTGGTTGCCATTTCAGCCATGGCCTTTCCTGCGGTAGCAGCATTCGTTACGGTGTCAGCATCCAGTCCTCTTACGGCATTTGCAAATCCCATCATCGCCTCGCCAAACGGAATAAGCTGAGCTCCGAATGCGCTCATATCATTTTCGCCTGTGAAGAATCCGATAACCCCTCCAGAATTCGGAAGAGTTGCCGCCATCTCCGCAAGCGTCCTTCCGGCAGTAGCCGCATTTGCCACCAATTCCCCGTCCATACCGGCAATGGCAATGGAGAAATCCCGCATCGCTTCACCAAAGGGAACGAGTTGGGTAGCAAAATCGCTCAGGGAAGATCCCCCTGTAAGCCAGGAAGTCAATCCGTTCAGAATATCGGCTGCTGTCAGGATAAGGATGGTTTCCGCCAATGCTTTCACACCGTCCAGCATGGAAGGATTAAGCTGTGTAGCACCTTCGATAAATGGCTGCACATTCGTCATAAATGCAGAAAGGTCTGCGCCAATTTGAGGGAACTGACTGGAGACTCCAGACATGAAGCCGCCAACAATGCCACCGACAAATTTACCAATCGCAGTACCAATTCCCTGAAGAAGATTTCCGCCCTCACCGATAAGCCATTCCAACCCAGGAATCTGAGCCAGAGCGCCGACAGCCGCCAGAACCAATGCCAACTCCGCAATGACTGCACCCATTCCGAGAACACCAACCATAGCCCCAGGTACCAAGGAAGCAACAGCACTGAGAGCAAGCATAATTGCTGAGAGCAAACCAATTCCAGCGATTCCTTTGATGAGTACATTCACATCAATACCACTCAAGGCGTCGATTACCCCGTCAAAGAAAGCCATCAGTAACTCTACGCCAGCTTTAATCAATTCCGGTAGTTTCGTTGTGATAGCCTGAATAATCCCAATCAGAATATCGAATAACTGCTCCACGATGGTCGGTGTGTGTTCGACCAGAGCCGAAAGGACACTGTCGATCAGGACAAATAGCCCGTCCACAACTGCTGGTACAGCCGTAACCAAAGCATCGACTGCGGCAAGAACCAATACTGTAAATGCCTCGGCAATAGCTGGCCCGCCATTTGCGATTACTCCAGCAAGAGAAAGGATTCCTTCCCCGATAGATTCGAACAGCAACGGAATCAAACTGAGAATACTGGATACTGCCACTACTAGAGATGCTGCTCCCGCCGCTCCAGATACTGCCAAAGCAGAAAGTCCAGTGGAAAATGCGAGAATGCCAGCACCTGCGGCCAGACATCCTACTCCCAACACAGCAATGGCGGCCGAAAGTCCTAAAATAGCTGGGGTCAATGGCCCTAATGCCACTCCTGCGACACCGAGAACCGTGAAAGAACCTGCCAGTGCCACCAACCCTCTGGCGATGCTCTCCCAAGACATATTCCCCAATGACTTGAGAACCGGGGTAAATATCGCCAATGCAGCGGACACGGTAAGAACCGCTGCCGCACCCGGAAGTGCAGTTTTCATTGCGTTGAGTGCCACAACAAGAATGGTCATGGAACCTGCAAGGGTTACCAGTCCTCTGGCGATTTCATCCCAGGACATTCCGCCCATATTTCGGACTGCTTCGCCGATAATGAGTAATGCTGCACCGACCTCTACCATTCCAGTCGCTTTCGACACCATTCCTTTTGGAAGTAGATTCATCGCAACTGTCACGGCCGCCAGAGAACCGGCCATCGTGGTAAGACCTCGTCCAATCTCTCCCCAAGTCAGGTTCCCCATCTTTTTCACTGCTTCTCCAAACACGAGCATGGCTGCTCCAAGAATCGTCATCGCTGTAGCGGTGGAAACTACATGCTTCGCGTTAGCCGTAACTTTGGTGAATACCGCCAGTTCGGTAAGAACCACGGCAACCGCAGATAGTCCTTGAATCAGGTTTGAAGTGTCCAGATCTCCAAATGCCTTAACCGCATCCGCCAGAATATTGATGGACGCTGCAAGAAGAACCAATCCGGTTCCTTTCAGAACACCCATTCCATCCAAATCTGTAGCCTTCAGGAACAACGCCAGTTCTGTGCAAAGAACGCCGACTCCGATTAGACCTTTAGCCAAAGAGCCCACATCCAAAGCTCCTAAATCTTCAACTGCTCCTACAAGAACTCGAATCGCTGCCGCAAATACTACCAAACCGGCTGAACCTTTTATCAGCCCCTTCGATGTTTTGGAAAGCGCTGTTGCAGATGCTACCAGAATAGCGGATAACCCGGCAACGCCAACCAATCCTTTCAGAAGCTCATCCCAATCCAAACCGGATAATTTCTGAACTGCGCCTGCAAGAATAAGAACAGCGGTAGACATCCCAATCATCGCAATGGTCAACTGGCCCATTCCTTTGATTGCCGCTCCGTTCATTATCTTTTCAAAGATGGCCATTGAACCAAGCAGTTCGACGAACAGAACACTCAAAGCTCCCAAGGACGCATTCAGCTTTTCGGAATCAACCAGGGATAACGCCACAATCGCTGCGGTCAGGATTGCCATAGCGCCGGCAATCTTCAGAAGAGTGCCAGCTTTCAGACTTGACTGCCATGCTTCAAGACTCCCCTTAACTCCATCCAAAATATCTTTGAATGAACCAAGAATTCCGCCGCCGTTTTCGGTGATTTCCGATAGAGAGTCAATAAACTTTTTCACCCCGATTAGAATTGCAGAAAACAATCCGGTATTGATTAAATCCAAAATTGGGTCAAAACTTGCGGTATCAAATGCTGTGAGAATTGCTTCCCCAAGGTTTCCAAACGCATTTGCGACAATGGAACCCAGCTTCAATAAAACAGGCGCTGCCTTCTCGACAATCCCAATAATTCCTTCAAATGCCTTCTTTACCAACTCTCCTAATTTTACAAACGGTTCAAACCGAGTCTGTACCTTATCCGCAAAATTATCGAGACCACTGGTATCAACATTCGCAAACTCGCTGAACGCATCGGCAACTGTTTTTACAAAAGTCTTTATTCCATCCGCAATTGGTTTCAGGAAATTCCCGATTCCTTCGATAGCTTTGTTAAAGGCATCAGACGATTTAATAGCTTCATCAATACCAACAATGAAATCTCCAATGCTGGCCGTAAACCCGAGAATTCCATCTCCGGCCGGAGCCACATAACCAATCAGATCTGCAAATCCACCAACAAGCGCTTTGACACCTTGAAGTCCAATATCAAATAAAGCGAATACCCCTTTGAATGTTCTCTTCAGGTTATTCGCTGTTTCTTCGCCCATTTTGAATTTTTCGGTAAGTTCCTGTAATCCTACAGTGAGATTGTAAAGCTGTTCTCCGGTCATCGGCGGAAAGACTTCTCTAAACGCTTCTTTAACTGGCTTTATAATGCTTAAAACACCCTCGAAAGCATTCCTTACCGCTTCAATCAACGCAGTTCGTCCACCAAGATCTTTCCAATCCTGCAACATCTTATTTCTCGCTTCGGCAGAAGCATTTACCATGTTGCCAAGGGCGTTGCTAACCTCAGTTAAAAGTTCTTTTGCCTCTTCGAAATCACCAATGATGATTTCCCAACTCTGAGTCCAACCAGACTGAACCAATTCTTTCAGGGTGTCCCATAACTGCGTGAATGTCTTTACCTTGGTAGCTGCATCCAATGCTGTCTGAGCCAGTTTTGTAATCTCTTTAGCTTGTTCTTCGGTATATCCCTGAGCGATAAGATCTGCTTCTGAGTAAGCTCCAGACAACTGTGTCAGAGTTTCGGTCAACACCTCTGTTGTCAGCCATCCACCTTCGGTCAGAGAAGCTCGGAATGAACCATACTGTTCAATCATCGCATCCATGTTGGTTCCGAAATGTTCTGCGGTTCGAGTTAAGGCGTCTTGAAATAGCTGACCGCCCATTCCCGCCTTTACAACGGAATTCCAGTCTTGCAAACTAACCTTGCCCGCTGCAATCGCCTGCGAAAGCTGATACATAGCGGTACTGGCCTGATAAGCATTAGAACCCGAAGCTGCTGCTAAGTTGGCAATACCTTTGATTGATGTTACTGATTTATCCAAGTCAACACCGGCAGCCGTGAAAGTGCCAATGTTACGGGTCATTTCCGTAAAATTGTAAATCGTCTGATCAGCGTATTTGTTCAACTCATCAAGAGCAGCATTTACCTGGTCAATGGTTGTCCCCTTGCTCTGTGTATTAGCAAGAATGGTCTGAACTGCATTGATCTGTGTTTCATACTCCTGAAATCCAGTCTTAATTGGATCGATTGTCAGTGCAGAAACAATATTTTTACCAGCATTTAACGCTGAATTTGTGATGTTCGCCAGAGCCGTAACTGCCATGACTTCCAACGCCGAAAACCGCATCTTTACGGTTTCGACCGCATTGGAAAGCGGAGTCATATTGCAATTTTTTGCTGCGGCATTAACGTCATCCAATCCTTTGGAGGCACCTTTCAATTTTAAGCTTTTTTCGAGCTTTTCAATTGAAGATATACTGGTCTGAACATTCTGCTCAAACTGTTTGTTATCGAATCGCATTTCAACGACTCTTTCATCAATCGTCTTACTCATAGCTTAGTAACCTCCTTCCATGCGTTATTTGCAATTTTGTCAAAAATAGGCTGGATAGCAGGATTGATGTAATCTCGCCCCTGTACCCAGCCGCCGTTTCGAGTTCCGTGTCCATACTGCAAAATAACAGCGATTGGAACTCCATTTTGAACATTTGAATTATGAAATGAAATTGTAACTGAACCTTTTCGATTCTCAATCTCGTAATACCAGGAACTCGCCGTTTCCCCAGAATCCACAGGTGTTGCAGACGCAAGGGCGGCTACTCCCTCTTTACCAAACTTATCTAAGTCTCCAATACGAACTGCCTCTTTTGCTCTTTCCAAAAATCGAGTCAGCTTGGAAAAGTCGCCCTTTTGTCTGAATTTGATCATACAATACCTACCTATCTGCTTATGCCTTTTCGATATATGCCGAATGAACAAAGCCATAGATTCTTCCATCAATTCTGATGTAATACCATCGGGAACCATCTGGAGCATTCACAACATCACAAACATCCACTAAATTCCCGTAGCCAAGTCGAGGCCATGATTTAATCAGTGGATTATTCGTTCCTGCCCATGTGCGGACATTAAGAACATCAGCGATTACCTTTCCTACCCATTGTGGTGTTTTGGTAATTACGCCATCATCTGAAACGGTTGTATCTGCATTCGGCTTGCTGGAAGACTGCTTTGTAATATATGCTGCCGCAACAAAACCATATTTTTCGCCTTTATTTCCTGTGATTTTAATGTAATACCAAGGATCTCCATTTTTATCCTTCACCGTTTCGCAAACACCAACTTTAGTTCCCTGCGAAAGTGTCGGATAAGATTTCAACTGTGAATTTTCTGTTCCTGCCCATGTGCGAACATTCAGCGTTCCTGTATTTACCACTCCGTACCATGCTACATTTTTGCTCAGACTTCCGTCTCCAGATGCCGGCGGTGTAACCGGGTTACTTGGAGTGGTTCCTGCACCGCTGTATCTTGGTCTTGCATACCCCCTGATATTTCCATTTCCAACAGAAATAACACGCCTTGCAACGGCTTCTCCTTTATTTCCTTCGATACAGGTAATCTGACCTCCAGAAACACTCTCTACAAAACCGATATGATCTGAGTATCCGTTATTTGGCTGATAAGACTGACCCCAGTTATAGAGGATAATATCGCCAGGTTTCGGCACAATTGTTCCGTCTTCAATCCAGATTCCCATACTCTGAAAAATCTTAACGTGTTGTTCGCATCCACATTCTCGTCCAATCAAATCTGAACATTCGGCTTTGATTCCGGCTGCTGATACTGTAGTATCACACCATTCGTCATGATACTGTACTGCGTAACCTCTCGGAAGGGGTTTTACAGAATTGTATAAATCGATAATCTGTCTGAATTTTCCGTTTACTTCGTTATAACCCAGCCAGCTTCGCATCACATTCAACACATCTTGTGCTGTTTTTCTCATCTGCTCTTCCTCCTGTTTTTCTCCAAAAAAGTAATTCATATCTACATTTCCGTTAATACCAGGAACCTTACCACTGCTTGTATATTGCTGATATGTGCATTTCACATCTGGATTACCGGTATAATCAGCAAGCCATAATATATACTTGTCCAATGTTTCTTTGTCATACATATTCTGGTAATAATCCAGATTTGTATATACTCCAGCTTTATAACCTTGACTCTCCACATAGGAACAGAACGCTTTTGTGAAAGCAATACATTCTGATTTTCCTAATGTAATTCCCTGCTCAGCCGCTTTCTTAACAGTGTCATATTCAAAATCAAAGAATACGATCACATCTTTTCCCAACCCAGCTTTCCGCATGTTTGCAATACAAGAAGCCGCTTCTTCTTCCGCTCCAACTGTGGAAGTTGCGTAACAGAAATGATAAACTCCATGAATCGGAATGCTATTTCCTTTACAACCTTGCACATATTCCAAAAATCGTTTGTCAATTGTCATCCGGTATCCTTCCCTGAGAATTACGAATTCTACACTTTTGGAAACTTTAGAAAAATCTACTTTTCCCTGCCAGTAAGAAATATCAATTCCTTTCTTCATCTTCTCACCCTTTCGTGTTCCATTTTTTCTTTCGAGCCGCATTTAATGCCGCATTTCGTTTCATAATTTCTCTGCGGCTATGTTTCTTCGGCGGTCTGCTCTTTATATCACAGACTCTTATCAGCGTAAAAAGTTTATTGAGATGCCATTTCTGACACTCAAACGGAATGTTTAAGACGATCATCCAATAGTAAACAAGTTCAGCCGTAATTTGCTCTTTGCTTCCAGGGCTTTTCTTCTCCTCAAAAAACTGAGTAGCCGTCATTGGAAGAGCAATATATCGATTAACTTCATTGATATTACTGTTTGTCAGATAGTTGTAAACTTCCGGTTTCACATTCTGTGTAAGAGTCATGCATTTTACATAGTCAATGGTTTCTTCTAATGTTTTTTCCTGCTTTGTCAGAAATGGTTTATTCCATCTCGATTCCCATTTTGAAAGAGAAACAAGAGAATGCTCCAATTGC